CCACAGATCTTTACCATTCACAATACCATCTGGTCTGTAGACTTTAGCTTGCCATATACAGTCAACTAACTCTCTTACTCTACCTTTAACTAACATCTCATTAGCATCCTTCAAAGGTAGCTTTGCTATCTTAGCCTTGCCCGGTGGTAAAACTTGAGCACATTCCCTCGATGCTTTAATACCTGCGTCATCGCTATCAAAACAAAAGATGACCTCTTCATATCCATTGAGTAATTCTATGCTCTTACGGATAGCTTTTGAAGCTCCTGCTGACCCATTTGGGACAGAGTACACAGGCCACTTGTTACCTTGAGATTGTGAAACGGATAGTGCATCTATCTCACCTTCACAAACGATAGCCTTCTTTCCTTTACCAGACCATAGGTGCTGACCATATAAACCAGCTTCCTTTATGTCACCTCTGGTATGGAAGTCTTTGTTACGAAACCTAATCTTCTGTGCTACCCTCTGTCCACTTGAGTCTTTGTAATTGGCAATCTGTACTGGTTGTCCTGCAACCTCACCTATACAGTAGTCCCACTTTCTACATGTGTCTAGAGAAATACCACGAGCCTTCAGGTTTGTTACCTCACCTTCAACAAAATCCATATGCTTATCCCATTTCTTTATTACTACTTTCTGTTCTCCTCCTGCTTTCTCTCTGTAGTTACAACCAAAACAGAAGGCATGTCCGTCATCATAACGTGCTAAGTTATCTCGTGACCCACACTCAGGGCATGGCTCATGTTGTATGAACTCACTCTCTTCATGTGTGTCTAGGTAGTCCATGTCTTTGTACCATCTTTACTTTCTAATGTTATCTCACCTACATAAGAAAAGCCGGATGACTGTAAGAAGATAAGAAAATTATCTAGTACATCTTGTATAGAGTGCGTTTCAAATGCTCTATGTACAGTCAATTTAGTACTTGAGTGATAGCTAAATTCATAATTCTCTGTCACCTCATCTGCATCTGGAAGTTTATCTGTCCACTTCATGTTCCCCTTTATTTTTAGTTGTAGTCCACCATTCCTTCACATCAAATGATGGACACTCTGTTTCACTTAGGTCTCTATGACCCACCACTTCTGCATCTGGATACATATGATTAAGAGTCATTACTAAAACAAACAAAGACTCCAACTGTCCTTCAGTATAGTCGGGTGCCGTTATACCTCTAGTGTTTAGCCCACCTGCCATACACACACTAACTGAATCTGAATCATGATCTTTAGTGTGTGCACCTATGTCATTCGGGCCACGACCTACCTCAATTAAACCCTCTCGTCTTATGAGGAAATGATAACCAACCTTTAGCATCCCTCTCTTACGATGCCACTCATCAACTGTCCTAATGTTTATGTTTGCGTTAGGTTTTGTTTGAGTGGAGTGGATTACTATGTAGTTAGTTTCTTTTCTTCTTGACATCCTTAGTCCATTCATGAGGTACAATCTCTTCTGAATACAGGAAGTTATGTTTCTTGCACCAGTTTGCACATGTTAATTTAGAACCTTGAACACGACTGTTCACATTAGAGAACACAAATCGTATGTCTAGTTCTGGATGTTGTTCTTTGATAGACCTGTGCATCCTTTGTTCTTTGTATCTGAAGTATCCTTTTGCTTCAACTATGACACCATTGGATAGCACAAAGTCAGGTTTATATTTATGTTCAACGAAATAAGCAACGGACATTGGCTCATACTCATGTCCGCATTTGCGTTTTGCTAAGTTGTCCGCTATCCGTTGCTCAAGACCAGATCTAAAAGTCACCGGACTTTTCTTCACCATCATCTTCAAAGGCTTGCCCCTCTTCTGTTTGGCTGTTACCTTCTTCAACGATTACTTCGTACTCTTCTTCTACATCGAACACATCATCAGCATTTCCACTTGCAACGTATTCAACCAGCTTCAGAACTTGAACCATTCGTAACCTGAGTTGGATACCAAGTGAGGTACCATGCTCATATGGTGCAATCTCGTAAGCTACTTTACCTATGCTCCCATTACCTACCTTAATGGTGGATGGAAGTGGTTCGTTCTTTGGCCCGACAACCACAGGTCTTTGAGTGAATGTCTGTCCAGTACGACCATTTGTACCTGATGCCTTCAGTTTGAAGTGGAACTCAGTCCCTTCCTCCATACCATCATCATCAAGTGACACCTTGTATGGCATGTACTCCTGCCATTTCTTTGCTGACTTCTGTTGACACTTCTTCTTCCAATCAGCGTGTGCTGTATCAACAATCTCCTGCATATCTTCAGCTTCAGTACCACTCAGTAGTACCTTGATATGAAACTGACCTTCTGCTTTGTAGGTTGTGTCAGCCACCATAATATGAGGCCAACGAAACTCTCCCTTCGGAGTGACTGGATATTTTCCTGCCATATTTTCCTTTCGTGTGTGTTACTGTTTGTGTTGAACCTAGAATGTCCATATTCTACGAGAAGAAATACTCGGAGTCCAGAACTCCCATTATATCAAGGTCTCCACGATCAGGTGGTTCCTCAAGTTCTGGTATCACATCTATAACTTCATCATAAAAGTTAGTAAGTACATCTGTCTTAGAATACATGTCCACGAATGACTTACGTATTGCATCTGCCATACGTGGAACGTGGTGTGCGTGTACTCCATATGAGTCATGCACCACAGAGAAATTCTTTATACCTTCCTTTATACACCTGTTAATAGTTAGTGTGAGTGCAGTTGCATCCATACTATGCACAAAGTTAGGTGACACGCCATTGATTGATCTTCGCTTGTCCAAGTTCTCTGTCTCCTCTAGTATAGAGGGTTTGATTAACACATTATCAATGTGAGTTGTTATCCTTCGTGGCTTCATGCTCTTATATATCTGTTGAACCACAAACCCTGAAGGTGTCTCCCATATTATAGGAAGGTTCTTCTCTGACATCTTCCTACCTATGTCCTGAAGCCATGTCATTGCTTCTCTTGACTTGATTACTACCTCACCTATTGCTTCCCATACATGCTTACCTACGTATAGTGATGCTTCATAGACATGTTCACCAAAGGGATTCGATGTTGGGTTAGCTAGTATCTTAGCATCTATTGCATCTTCAACGTATGCTCTACAACTGAAGCGTGTACCACCATAGGGTACCACCATAACAGGTCGCTTAGTTATCTTCCTATCTATACCAAAGGATAGCCACTCTTTAGAGTAGGGTACCCCATGTTTAGCATCCTCTTGTACTCTCTCTAGTACCACATCTGCAACCATCTGGTATATATCTTGAGGTACCTTCTCTGGTGTGAGGTTGGTAGCCTTACCACCTATGGTATCTCTGAGCATAGCAGAGAAATGTTGGAGTCCATTGTTCGATCCATCTAAACAGACAGGTAAACGAGACATGAATCCATATCCCTCTTCACTAAACTTAGACCACTCCATGCACCATGCTAAAAAAGTCCAAGGTTCATCTGCTTTAGTCCACCACCTAAAGTTAAGTGGGTCTCTTGCAGAATGTTTAATGTTATCAGTATTTTCTAGTGCCCATGCTACTCTATCCTTGAATGAAACCTTGTCATATCCAAATGAGTTTGCTCCATGTACACCAAAGTAATCCCTTTGTTCCTCATTGTTGATGGGAAATTCTTCAGAGAAATGGAGTAAAGACTTAGCATAGTCCGGGCCTTGTGGTGTGAGAAAGGAATTAACTGTGTACTTCCTACCTCTGAAGTCACATTGGTACACAAAGTAAATAGCTTTGTACTGTCTGAACTTTCTCGCCATTGCTAGAGTCCTGACTAGTTGGATACGTTTGCTGGTCATCTTTGCATTCATATCATGAACAGTCATTGCTTTCTTCTTCCACTTGATGAAGATTTCTAACTGTTCAGGTGTCATGTCCTTCTTCTTACCTTGTATTGGACATGGTAGTACCCTATAGTCCTCTCGTGGTGGTAAGTTAGCCCATGATTCACCAGTTTCCCAACACTTTTTCATCACCTCTAGTATAGGTTCATTAACTGCCCACTTAGTACGTTGGAGTGCATTGATTGCACCATACTCCATTGGCATTGAGTGGTTCTTCATCTCATCTAGGTACTCTCTGTTCCTAGTCTTAATCATTGGGATAGGATCAATCCTCTTGGTGTGGTACCCTCCATTGAAGGGTGAACTCCAGTCCAGAGGTGGTACTACACATGGGTAGAAGTATGGGTGTAATCCTTCCCCCTCCTTATTGACATTCTCTATCCAGAACAGGGTTGCCTTGTTAGCTTGAAGATATATAAGACGCTTTGTTCTACCAAATTGAACAGTCTTAATCTCCATTAACCCTGTCGTTCTAATGAGTATGTCAATGAGTTTACTACCCAAGTGTAGTCTCTCTGTTTTACTCCAAGGATTGTGGTCTAGTAACTCCACCCTACTCATGGTTCTAATAATGTTGTACCTACGATACAGCCTGTTACTGGTACGTGAGGTTACCTTCTTCTTAATCCTCCTGAATATCTTCTTTGACTCTTCACCTTTGTCCCATAAGTCAAACTTAAACTGATCCTCTATTGCACCAGCTAACTTCATGGCAACACGAGTGAATGGACTACGTTGAGACACTCCATCTAGTGAGTACTTCAAAGTTAAGTATGCACACACCTCACTATTCATTAGTCCAAGTGTGAGTGCTGAGTTCTGGTACTTACCTGCACCACCTGATAGTGCTTCATTAAGAAACTCTGTGATCCCTCCTGATACAGAGTCAAGAGCTTCCTTCATTAGAGTGATACCATAGAGAGTAGTTGATTCTCCACCCCCTTTACGTGCATCACGCACATTCTTATAGTACCTGTCGATACCAAGAGAGTTCATTTCCTTTTCGATTCTTTCTTGCTCATCATTCAGGTTCAATTTAGTACCTCCCTTGGTAGGTTCTGAGACAACACCTCATTGAAGTTCTTCTCAATAAGATCCATTGTTATACTAATGAATACTAATGCTCTATTGATTGCTTCCTCTGCTGTACACTCCTCATCTCTGAGTGTACCATCTATCATCACGATTGCATTACCTAGTATCTGCTGTGCCTTTCGATCCAGTTGTGCAATCTGTTTGTCTGACATGTTATACTCAGTCTTTAAGTCTTCATAATCAAACGTCTTACATTCACTATCATCTTCCATATGTTACCCTATGTGTGTTATGATTTCCTTCTTACACTTATGTGTACCTTCCTTGAATGACTGCTCCGTTATGTTACCTGAGAACAACCAATCGGCTTCATCAACTAATTCAACTGTCTTCTCCATGATAAACTGTGTGTACTTCAAGTACTCTAGTACATCATCTGGAAACTCAGGTTTATTGAGTCTTATATCTTCCTTAAGAGAATTTACTTCTTCCTTAAGTGTACTTTGTATGTACTTAAAGTGTCCTCCACTCATATCATCCTCACAATTAAACTTCTTAGCAATAGTTAATCTGTTATACTTAAGTTTACTCTTGTGTACTTGAGTACCTCTATTGAGTATGCCTTTTCCCATAGCTTATTCTCTTTTACTTCGTAAATGTCCATATATTATTTAAGTAGTTAATGAGGTTCGTAAACTGACCAAGCAGTTATGGTCTAAGACTTCCCCTCCAAGTTGTATGCTCAAGTCTTTATGATGTGGGCTGTACATTTATTACGTCAATAACCACAATCATTCATCAAGTTTTACTTTCTTCTTTTCTCCACAATGAGGACATGTCATCTCCCATCCAAAGTAGCTATGTTCCATTGAACTTGCGTAACTCCACCAGTTCTTACATTCACCACATGTGAAATGGAATAGGATTTCTCGTGTGAACATGTGTTTATCTTTGTAGCTCATCTTTCTCCTTTACTTTTACTATGTATCCATTGTAGTTGTCTTTGGTTTTGTAGGTCATTAATGTAGTCACTATGTACACAGTTAATCCTTTAGTACCCATTCCGTGTACCTGTTTCGACTCACTAGTTTGCATTTGTTCATCCTTTGTTCATGGTTTCTCAGGTTGTCAGTCCACTCTACAGGACAGGGTGTGTGTGTGTCTAGTATAAAGTTAGCTGACAACAACAAAGCTATGATACCTATTAGTATGTTGGTCATTACATGTGTGCTAGTATAAAGGCATTCCACTTATCAAAGAAAGATATGTATGAATACACTATGAATATCAGTAACATAAACCTAAACATGATTCCTCACATACACATCGAAGTGTGTTGCTTCAGACTTCAAGGTGTGATTAGGATGAGACAACCTCTTGCCTCTGTACCTCACTCGTATGTCACTCAAGGTACATTTGTTAAACATACGTACTAACCATTTGGCTTCACCTAAATTAGATTCATTGTATGGTACACCCTTTAAAACTGAGGTGTACCCACTTGCAACTATCAAGTGATGTACTATGCTAGGTGCGATAAACATACTACTGTCTGTTTTCATTTGTTTCCCCTTTGTAATTGGTGGGCAAGGTAAGAGTTGCACTCACTCTGTCACACGACACCTGATTTACAGTCAGGTTGCTTTCTCCATTGCATACTTGCCCAAGTTAAAGTAGAGTAGCAAACGGAGATCTCAGTCGATCAC